CACCAAACAAGGCAAAATTTTCGATAGAAGCCGCCGCCAAGTTTCCTCTTTTATACGCCAATCCCTTTACGTCCATACGCACTAAATACGGATCATAAGTATCCGCCGTGTCATAAAAATTTGAACTGTCGCGCCCGCCCGCGAAAACCCCGCAAACAGATACGCTTGCACCGGCTAATGTACTTCGTGCCACACTCAAGGGCGTCGGGGTAGTCCTAGTCAAAAACAGATCGTAAGCGTCTACTATGTTTGTGCGTTCCGACCCGGTATCACCGCCAGCGAAAAGGACGTAGTTCCCGGCGTTCACAGCGGCTAGATCATGCCTTGCGATGCTTAACGCGGTGGGCGTCACACGTGTTAAGGAAGAATCATAAGCCGTAACCGCTTTCACACCCGTCCCGCCGCCAAATATGGCGTAATTCGCGTTAGACGCGGCGGCAAGTTTGTTAGCGGGCAGGGTTAAAACGGTAGGGGTTGTGTGCGTTAAATTTTGGTCATATGCGTCCACGTTGGATAAGCTGGTGGGATCCCTTTCGCTTAATCCGGGTTCGTAGGGGCGATAGTCTGCTCCGCCCCCTCCGAATAAAGCGTAATTGCCGATAGAAGCTCCGGCAAGAAAAGCTCTGGATATACTTAGCACATTAGGCGTGCTTTTGGTTAGAGATGCATTAAAAGCGTAAACAGTTCCATAATCGGTAAATTGTCCCGCTTTGCTCATTCCTCCAGCAAAAAGCGCATATTCGCTAACAGAACATGCGGCAAGATATGCCCTGCGCGAATTGTATGTATCAAAAAGCGGTCCATATACTTTCGATAAATATTTGTCATATGCATCCGTACCGTAATAGGCCTCGAATTCTTTTCCGTAATTCGACATCGCACCGCCGCCGAACAGAACATAATCGGATGCCCTAGCGGCTGCCAAGCCGTATCTGCCTTTGTCTAAAGCCGTTCCGCTTCCATAATACTCTACATGGAGCTCCGCTGTCAGTGCGGCTGTATAGCTGGAGGAAACAGTAATAACGACGGAGTTATATTGCGTCATGCCGCGCACAGCGGTGACTGTCCACTCTCCTTCAATGGGCAGGTCGAGGGTAACAGAGCCGGTTTGTGAGAGGGCTGTTACCTCTGCACCGTCCGTGTGGGTAGCTGTGACAACAGCGCCGGTGTCCACTGTTACCGTCAGCGTTGCCTTAAACTCGCTTGTCATTGCGCCGTCTACACCGAACAGGGTTATACCCTGCCGGATATTGGCGGATACCAAATTCGCGTCACCCTTGATCGTCTGTGTTCCTGCTAAATACTGCCCATTGGCGATTGTCTGATCCGCAGTACCGGGTGTAATGGTCTGTGCTGCAAGGGAAGGAATCAGTCCTTCTATCTTCCCTCCGGCTACATAGGCGGTTTTGGGAGAAAGGATATCGCCCGGTGTGGCAGTAGCATCCGAGGTGTCGCTGCCGCCAAGTTTAGCGATATTGTCCGCCATTGTCTGAAAGGCCGCGTCCGATGCTGTTGGAACCCCTTTGTCAGTGATAGCGGACGCGACCGCTGCTTTCCCATCACTGACAGACGTAAAAAGCTCATCAACTGCCGCCTGTACGTTGCCTGCTTTCATGCCGGTGGCCGTGTTGTCGTAGCTGACAGTCTCCGCTGTAATATCATCATCCGTTTCTTCTGTGAAACGGATTTTATAGGGAGGATCGCCCAGCCCCGCCGACATTTCCAGCGCCCCTCCGCCGGGTACCGTAACCGCGTCCGCCGCGCTGGGGATATCTCCCCACATAACGTCTTTGTCGGCGTCGGAATTTTTTAGCAGGGCCTGCCCGGCTTTTCCGCCGTCCGGAACGCCGCTCCCGCCCTCTACGCCAATAACTTCTCCGTTATCTACCCACGTTCCGGATATGCCGTCGTAGATATATATCCGGTAGGGCGCGGACGTGCCGACACCATATGCATCCCCGGCCTCTGGGGCTGTTACAGCGGCCTGCAAGGCAGATACTGTGTCATAATATCCGAGGATGGTAAGACCGCTTCCAGCGGGGCCAGGCGGACCCGGAGGGCCGTCTTTACCGGTTGGACCAACAGGCCCCGGTGCACCTGCTGGCAGGCCAAACGATAGATTGACAACGCCGCCTTTGATGGACTTTTGAACGGTAGCGCTCTGCCCGGACGCCAATGTCTGCGCCTCCACCGTCATATTGGCAATGGAGTTGGCAGCAGCTTCTGCCCGGTCCGCGTCGGTTTTGGCGTCCACGGCGTACTGGTCTACTTTTTCGCGTACAAACTGTTTGACCATCGCCCCAGTCAAGGCCATAGCCGCGCCCTGCTGCTCCATGACAAGTAATGATTCATCGTCCAGCTGCGACGCTTTGGGAAGTGCGCCTATGGTTTTGTCAGCCATTGCATTAGTTTCCTCCTTCCAGTTTGGAAACTCTGGAGTCCAGTTCTGTCACTTTGGTGGAAATGCTCTCCACCTTGATTGTCAGGTTTTCCACAAGACCTGTCAGCGTTGCGATTTGCAGCTGCATTTCTCCCAGGCTCTTTGCAACGAAGGCCCGCAGGCTGTCTATATCGTTGGAAAGCTCCCGGTTGGTGGAGGTGATGGTCGGATATTCATCCTCCAGTTCTACCTCTCCCGGTGCGGAAAGCCCCGCATAGCCGTTGCCGCGGTCATCAAACCGGGCAATGACGGAGTAAATCCCTCCAACATCCACGCCGTCGCCCAGCTCCGCCGCCGGGTCGATATTTGCTTCTTCTGCGCTGTACGCCCGGTATTGGAAGTTCAGAACCTGAACAAGGATTTTTGTTACCATCTCCTGCGTTGCGTAAGGGCAAAGCGCATACAATTCCATGCCCTTGTGATCTCCTGCCGTAATTACATTATCGCCGTCCACTTGGAGTGTTACACAGGTAATCGGCAGGTATTTCCCATTATCCGTGAAATCGGTAACATCCAGTCCCACATAGTGCTTGCTGCCATCCGCAGGAAGGGCGCCATTTGTTGTTCCGGAATCCACAAGAATACTTGTTCCGCCAAAGGTAATCGCTCCACCGTATTCCTCCACCAGATAGTTTGTTTCCGGCGGAAAGGACAGCAGCGGAACTAACCGCAGCTTGCCGGCGTCGGACATGATCCAGTTCCCGCCGTGGGCGGCGGCAATATCCTTCAGAGCGTCGCGTCTGGAGTAGTCGCCCGCCGGATATGCGTCCATCGTATAGGGCAGGAATACGTTACGCTCATCCAGCTCTACCCCCATACTCTCCGCAATATCTTTTGCGGCCGCTTCCATCGTGCACGGAAAGGTAAAACCTTTTTTCGGCGTCCAGATGATCTCCGCTTTCATCATCTCGTCGAATGCTTCTATGTCCCATAAGCCGTCTTTATTGGGCCTGCGATTCACGATAAAAACGCCTTTGGGAAGCCATTCGGATATCTGATTTCCGTTTCTGAGCCGCACATACCGTTTGATGGTTGCCCCGCGCGGGATTTCACTGGCATATATGCGAAGGTTCAACGTGGCGCTGGAGGCGTTGCCAATTCCGAAATCCTCATACAATCCGTAGTCAACGGAGTGTTCTACCTCTGCCTCTGAGCCGTACCAGACATTGTTGATAGAAAATGCGTACTCACGCTGCGTGTTTTTCATGCGCCACAGGCTTTTCCAAAGTGCGCTTGTCGTTTGCGCCATAGCTTACACCTCGATTATGTTAAAGGTAGCGGACGCCCAAGAATTGCACCCGTCTATGACCTGTGTAAGCGTGGTTTCAAAGGATGTACAATAAAATTCCCTTGTCATGACGCCGTGTAGATCAAGGTATGTAGCATTAAATGTGGTTGCGCTTAGATCATCGTCCAGCTGCGCAAGCGTCTCTTGTGAAACCGGCATCGTTGTAAAGGACAGCTTACGCTTCGTGCCAATCTTATCCCGGCGTATCTTCCCATCCTTTGTTCGCTTCGTTTGGTCTGTGTCAAGATCGTTGCGTGTCCAGCCGTAGCCTTTTGACTGAATAATGCTTGACCAGTCATGACCGCCGATTCTAAGAATCTCTGCCATACCTTCACCTCACGATTGCAGCACCGATTTCCCAGCGGCGCGGGACATATTGTTGATGTGCTTTACGGTGTTCCGGGCAATCACTTTTCCGTCCAGAACGCACTCTACCGTCACGTTCACGTCGCCGCCCATACCACCCATACGATTCCACACGTTCTCCATCGCTTGTTCAATCGTCGCAAGCGGCGCTTCTACGTTTGTCCCGCTGGTCTGGTCCCCCAGCACCGCCAGAAATGCCCGGTTGGGCGGGATAACCGCACCCGCAGCCAGAGCTGGTATGTTCATTGGAGAAATTCCCGGCATCGCATACGGCGTTATGGAACGCCCTGAGCCGCCGCCGAAACCTCCACCAGAACCGCCGTTTGAACCGAAGGTTCCGCCCCGAGAACCACCGCTAATAGCGTCCGATATGGTATCCTTTACGTTTTTGGCCCAACTTTTTAATCCATTCCAAATAGATTCCAGACCTGAAAGAATCCCCTCAACAACGCTCATGCCAGTAGCTTTCCAGTCTTTGTTTTTAACTTCGTCCATTTTCTCTATAATTTTTTCTTTTACTTCGCCAAACTTTGTGCCTGCGGTTTCCTTGATTGAGGACCATGCAGTGGATAACGTCGTTTTGATTGCTTCCCATTTCCCTGGTACATCAGCCTTTATTTTCTCCCAAGCGCCCGATACCTTCTCTTTCACTTCATCGAACTTTGTTTTAGCGCTGTCGCGAACAGATTCCCATTTGCTTACAAGCACCCCTTTGATTTCTTCCCATTTTTGAGATGCGGTTTCCTTGATATCGCTCCAAGCATCTGAAAGCAATTTGTCCAAATCTGGCAGCACAGTTGAAAAGAAATCCGAGACAGTATGCCATTGGTCTGAAATGCCTTGCTGCAATCCATCAACTAAATATCCGCCCTGCTCCGCCATAACGATGGAGGGGGAATTGATTCCGAATAATTTTTTAATTGCGCCGATAAATAAGTCGAACAGCTTTGATTTTACCCATCCTTCAACACCACCAGATTTATCCCACGCTTCCATCATTCCTTGACATAGGCCAGCAACAATATCTCCACCAATTTTCAAAATGTCGCCAAGTTCAATGTTTTCCAATACGCCTCCTATTGCGGTACCAACCACATCTCCCCATTTT